TGATAAAAAGGCCGACAACTATTTAAGAAAGCTTGCACCTAAGTTGAGAAACAAGGCAAAAGCTTACGCTCTAGGTATTCCTTACGGCATGGGAGCTTACGCTCTGGGTAAGAACATCGAAGTATCGACAAAGGAAGCAAAGAAATTGGTCGACGGTTATCTAAGTGGATTCCCAGAACTAGAGAAGTGGATGAGAAAGTCTGAGAACGACGCAAGAACTTTAGGATACGTTAAAACACAAGTTGGTCGTATAAGACACTTACCGAAAGTAAAAGCGATATACGAACAGCTAGGCGACGCAATGTTGGACTACAATACCAAAAAGGAGTTAGCCTACAGTCACGGAGAAGACAAAGTCAAAAGCATTTCAAGGGACTTCGTAAACGGACTAAACAATAGTAAAAATTATCAGATACAAAGTTTATCTGCTTCTATCGTAAACAGAGCAGCTATACAAATTAATAGAAGATTTAAACAGAATAATATAGTTGGATGGGTTTGCGCGCAAATACACGATCAGCTTATAATCGAAGTAGAAATTTCAAGATCAGAAGAAGCGATGTTTATAGTTCAAGATTGTATGGAAAATACCACCAAATTAAGTCTTAAGTTAAAGGCTGTCCCTGCATTGGCAAAAAACTTTAGAGACGGTCACTAGAGACATAAATTTCATTATAAATTAAAATGTGCGTATATTTATTAGAAATAAACAAGGTACTTGGTAGGCCTTCAGTTATAAAACAATTATTTAATCGTTCACCGAAAGGGAACACAAAACTAAAATTATGACATTTAGACCATTCGAGCTAGATATCTTTGACCTATTATGGCGAGATTTATCAGACACACAATCGCATTTCTCTGCAATCACGCAGAAAGTATCACACCCAGTAGACATTTTTGAAACACAAGACGGCATTCGATTTGAAGTTGCTGCAGTTGGCCTTGAACAAGACGATATTGAAATCTTAGTAGAAGGGGACTTATTACGTATTAAGTACGAAAAAGTACGTCCTTTTGATCAAGAAACATCTATTTATCGAGGTATCAAGAGATCGGGCTTTGACTTAAGTTGGAAAATTTCAACTAAATTCGATCTTAATCAATTAAAAGCTTCTTTAGACAAGGGATTATTGATATTAACAATTCCCGTCGCAGAAGGCAAGGCGGTAAAACAAATTAAAATTACTACGCCAAAACAATTATTAAAAGGATAAGCAAGTCCTACCAAGTAACCAGTTATGTTCTCAATTTGCAAAAACTTCATTAAAGTAAACGATCGTCTTTTCTTAGTAAAGAAAATTTACGCAGAAGAGCGCATATTGAATTTAGATCTCGCTAAAGAGCTATTCAATACGCCGCACGTCTTCAAGAATAACGATATGTTCTATTTTACGGAAGAGATAGAAGAATTACAAATAATCACAGAATAAAATATATGAGTAAATTAAACCCAAAAAACGGTTTCGCAGTATTGAAACCAGTAGAAGAACAAGAGCAGACCTACGGTAATATCGTAATACCTGATCTTGGAAAGGAACGTCCTGAAATGGGCGAAGTTATTGCAGTAAGCCAAACCTACAACTGGCATTGCGGAGAGTACGTAGATTCTCAATTCCAGGTTGGACAGAAAGTTCTGATTCCAAAGATGGGAACTATGAAGATCTCAGTAGGCGGCGAAGATTATTTTTTAACCAAAGACACAGAGATTCTATCTGTGGTAGAAGATTAATATTATGAGTACAACAACAAACATAAGCGGTACGGAACTTAAAGAAAAGTTATTGGCCGGTATCAACAAATTAAACCAATCAGTGTCTTCAACTTTAGGACCTGGTGGTAGAACTGTTTTGATAAAAGAACAAAGCGGTGAAGTAAAAGTTACTAAGGACGGTGTTACTGTCGCTAAAGCTTTCCACAAATTGGAAGACGACGTAGAAGACTTAGGAGCTCAGTTAGTAAAGCAAGTAAGTATCAAATCAGCTAACGAGGCTGGAGACGGTACGACTACTTCTACTTTATTGGCCACTGAAATCGTAAGAGAAGGATTGAAAGTAATTCGTCAAGGTTCTAACGCGGTAGAAATTAAAAATGCTATCGACAAAACGGTAAAAGAAGTAGTTAACAACATTAAGAAGTTGGCGATCGAAGTCGGATCTGAAGAGCAAATAAAACAAGTTGCAACGATCTCAGGTAACAACGATCCAGAAGTTGGTAACTTAATCGCTACTGCAATCGGAAAAGTTGGTCGCGAAGGTGTTGTAACCATCGAAGAGTCTAAGACAGGTGAAACTAGCTTAGAGATTGTAGAAGGTATGCAATTCGATAGAGGTTACAAATCTCCTTACTTCGTTACTAACAATACAACGATGCAAGCTGGATTGGAAAATCCTTTAGTGTTATTGTACGACGGTAGAATTTCTTCTGCGCAAGAGTTGTTACAAGCATTAACAAAAGCAAACGCAGAGAACAGAGCTTTATTGATCATTTCAGAAGATATCGGAGACGAAGCATTGGCTACATTGATCGTAAACAAAATGAGAGGTATCGTACAAGTGTGTGCGGTTAAAGCTCCTGATTTTGGCGAAAGAAAAACGTTGATCTTGGAAGACATCGCTATCTTAACCGGTGGTCAAGTTATTTCAAAAGACAAAGGACACAAATTGGACAAGTTAACTCCTCAACAATTAAGCGAATTCCTTGGTACTGCTCGTTTAGCGACTATATCTAAAGAAGAAACTACAATTGTGGACGGTAAAGGCGACGAAGCTAAAATCGAAGCAAGAGCAGAAGAGATCAAAGAGCAAATCGAAAAGGCTACTTCATTCTACGAGAAAGAGAAGTTACAAGAGAGATTGGGTAAATTGGTCGGCGGTGTTGCTATTATCAATGTTGGAGGAAATTCCGATATCGAGATCAAAGAAAAGAAAGATAGAGTAGAGGACGCGTTGTACGCAACCAAAGCTGCGTTAGCGGACGGTATCGTACCAGGCGGTGGATCTGCTTTATTCCAAGCTTCTTTAGAGCAATACGCAGAAGAATCAACTAACGATGCAATCGGTCGATCTATCGTTCAAAAAGCCATTCAAGCTCCGTTCAAGAAAATTTTGGACAATGCAGGAATCGAAGACTGGTACACATTCGTTCCTAAGGACGGTCAAATATACGACGCCAAGAATCACGTTATGGTAAACGCTATCGAGGCAGGTATCATCGATCCAGCGAAGGTAGTTATCACCGCACTTAAAAACGCATCTTCTGTAGCCGGTACAATTTTAACTACCGAGTCGGTTGTATTCGAGAAAAAAGGCGCTGACGAGAAAGATGAAATGAACCCTTTAGCGGGAATGATGTAATTTAGATATAAATAAAATGTTATGAAAATAGGATTAATATCAATCATGGGAAATGTCGGTTCAACTCTTAACTCACAGGGAGGAGGGTACGGCATAATCCAAACAAGAATGTTGAAAGATAACCATCCTGACGATACAGTAGACGTAAACCCCGATCCTAGTGATTGGGGTTCTTACGATATGTTATACGTTTGCGAAGGAGTTAATTTCGTTGAAGGATCGTTTAACGTTCCTGGTGGCCCACAACCAATTCACACAGAGAAGATGAAAGCGATCGCAGAGTTCAAAGGCGAGATAAGATATTCTAATACGTCTTTCGACTTCAACAAGTTCAATCAAAGATTAAAGATTGAAGGAGTAACGTATCCAGAAGTCGTTGAATTGCCTTGGTACAATACTTTTATGGCTCACGGTTTAATGAACAGAAAATCGGTTATCGGAGACTCTCACGCCTTATCGGTATGGAGACCTGGTTATTCTTTGGAGTTTACTGCTGGTAGAACTTTACACGGATTCTTAAAAAGAGAAACGGTAGAAGCGATTAATAATAAATTTGACGAAACCACTACTTATTTTATGAATATTGATATTAGATTCCATCTAATGAGACAAGAGAATCCAAAAGATGCAACCAAAGACTTAATTGGTAGATATATTGATTTTTCCAGCAGACTAAAAAATAATACTATAGTTGAACCGCTTCCAATAGAACACGAATCTAGAAAAATTCCTGGAACTGGCTTGTATAAAAAACAACCGTTCTTCGGAACTAGAGAAGAGAGAATGGAGATACGACAAATAGCTATAGAAATGATAAGAAATTCAGATCAGAAATATATATCATGGCCAGAAGATTGGATTGATTTAGACGGAACTAAAATGTTGGATATATTAGAAAGTCGCCAATCTGTTCACTTAAAACCTCGATATTATCCATTTTTAAATGAAATCTTAGGTTAATGAATATTTATAGTATATAAAATAACTATGAATTATAAAAAAATCTACGAAGATATTTGTAAAAGAGCAAAGGACGAATTAAGCATTAGAAAAAATAAAAAAAAACTTGGAGAGTATTATGAAGGTCATCACATAGTTCCAAAATGTTTAGGAGGAACAGGGTGGGCTACCCAATACGATCATTTGAATATAGCTTTATTAACTGCTAGAGAACATTTTTTATGCCATTGGCTATTACATGAAATTTATCCTGAGAATTATAAGCTAGCAAAAGCATTTAGCATGTTGTGCAGTGTAAAAGATAAAAATCAAGTTAGATATACACCTAGTAGTAGAATAATTGAATACGCTAAAATAAAAAGTTCTATTTTACATTCTAGCTATATGAAAAATGAATTTTGGTCAGACGAAATGAAACACCACATGTCTAAAATTCACAGTGGAAAAAAACATTCATTAGAAACTAAAAAAATAATGAGTGAAAAAGCTAAAAATATTTCAGACGATTTAAGAGAATCTAGAAGACTTAGAGGTCTAAGTATAGATAATCCAGCTAAAAGATTAGATGTTCAGAAAAAAATGAAACATAGAGCGCTAAAAAGAAAGAAGGTGCACTGTCCTTATTGTGATAAAGAAGGGGCAATAAATCAAATGAAACAATGGCATTTTGAAAATTGTAAAATTAAAAACACAGCTAATGTTTCTAAATAAAACAACAGATCAATCCAACTTGGACATGTCCAACGGTAGGGACCTAAACTACTACTTGAACATGACAAAGGATTACAAGCACGATTTTACGTTCAAAGTAAAACAGTACGATGGATTCAACATAGTCGACGATGGAGAATTCCAATTCGGTACCAAAGCAAAGATGGGAGATTTCATGATCTCTCAAGTAAAAGAGGACGCAATGGTTTACGTAGCGCCAAGAACAGGTTACGCGCCCTATTCTCTTTGCTATTTGGCCAAGAAGTACAACAAAAAATTGTATTTAGTTATGCCAGCTTCCAAAGAGGCTTCAGAGCACCAACTAACCGCAATAGAAAACGGTGGAATTCCCTTGTTCGTAAAGATTCCGGCGATGCCTACCGCAAACATTTGGGCAAAGCAGTTCGCAGAAAGAATCGGTGCAAAGTATTTACCTTTCGGTTTAAAACACGAGATGGTGGTTGCCGGTGGAGTTAGAATATTCCACGATAATTTTAAAAACACCGATATCGAAACAATGTGGACAGTATTTTCTACTGGAGTTTTATCTCGTACTTTACAGATAGCTTTACCGAACACCAAATTTAATGCGGTTGCTGTTGCAAGAAACGTACAGGACGGAGAACTCGGTAGAGCTAAATTCTACACTCACGATAGACCGTTCTTAAAAGCTTCAAGGGTGCAGACTCCTTTCGATTCTATACAAACATACGATGCCAAAGGTTGGGAGCTCCTAAAGAGCCATGGACAGCAGGGGGATTGGTTCTGGAACGTGGCCGGTAATATGCCTAAACCAACGATTAAACCCAAGGACATCGATTCAAGTCGCGAGTGGGGAGACTTCAAGGACTTCAAGGCCTACTACAAAGATTAATTTTACTGGATCCCACTATTTTTTATATTTATTCCATGAAAACAGAATCAGACTACATGAGTCCATTAAAGCTAGTAATTCTACTGGAAGAAATAATGTCCGAAGTCGGTGATCTCGATAAGATGCTTTCTTACCCAGTAAAAAAGATCAACGACTTGCAGTACTCTTTTGACATAAACCAAGACCTAAGCGCAGTTGTCAAATTTAGCACAGGAGATATCGATCAGAATTTATTGAACGGCCTTAAAATTCCTGGCAACCCATCGGCAGATAATACCTACAACGTTGGATACATAATTAACGGTACGGACACCCAAGCAAAAAAGCTGGACTATTCTACCCTAATAAAAGTGCTAAAGACAGTATCCGAAATAACGATACAGTTCGTTAAATCGCACAAACAAGTTGAAGCTCTTTTATTTTTGGCCATGTCAAAAACCGGGCAACCCATTAACGGCTCTTATTCCGACCCACAAAAGCACAATCTTTATAAGGCCATTCTTATAAAAAACCTAAACAAATTGGGTCAAGATTGGAATTACGGTCAGTTTAAATTATTGAACATACCTACGTTGGTACTATTTAAAAAAGAAAAATAATTGTTATGAATATACTAGAAGAAGCAAATAACATCGTAAATAAACGATCACAAGAAAAAGAACGTCAGTACGGACCATTCTCTGAAGGTATGGATAGAGCCGCAATGATTATGCGAGGAATGACCGGTAAAGATATTACTGGCGAAGATATGTATGCAGCTCTAATTGCACTAAAGCTTTCTAGAGAGTCATATAATAAAAAGTATGATAATCTGCTAGACGCGATTGCTTATTTGGGCGCTAAGTATAATCATTCTAAAGATGAGTATGATGCTACAAAGTAAGTAACTTTTTTGATTCAATTTAGATATTTATTATAAAATATGTACATTTACAAAACTACTTGCTTAGTAAATTCTAAAGTTTATATAGGGATGTCCACAAAAGACGATGAAAATTATCTTGGAAGTGGATCTGTGATAAAGAGCGCAATCAAAAAATACGGTAAGCATAATTTCAAAAAAGACATTTTGGAATACTGTGATACTTTTGAAAAATTGTGCCAAAGAGAAATTTATTGGGTAGAATATTATAAAAATCTCTTAAAAGAAAATTGCTATAATGTATCTTCAGGAGGTAAAGGCGGCAATTGGAAAATGTGGATGTCTGAAGATAGAATTAATGAAGTGCTATCTAATTTTAAAAAAGCTAATGATTTAAAAAAAGGAAAATACTCTTCATGGAATAAAGGACTTAAATATTCCGAAGATATGATAGAAAAACTAAGCGTAGCTCACAAAGGAAAAAAACAAAGTAAACAAACTGTAGAAAAAAGAGTCTCTAAATTAATAGGTAAAAAAAGAAATGAAGAGCAAAAACAAAATTTATCAAAAAGCTTAAAAGCGGTTTATAGTAATGGTTTTTCTAAGGAACACAAAATGAAACTTTCTCAATCTCGTAAAGGCGCTATAATGCCAGAAGAGACTAAACAAAAATTGAAAAAAGAGAAAGTAAAAGTAGAATGTCCTTATTGTAAAAAAATAGGAGGGTATCCAGTAATGAAAAGATACCATTTCGAAAACTGTAAACTACAAAAACAATGTACAGAATGAACATTCAGAAAGTAAGAAACGTAAAAACACCAAGTAGAGGCACGAGCCAATCAGCAGGTTTGGACTTCTACGTACCAGAGGATTACGCAGGAGTTGTGTTGAAACCAAACGAATCGGTATTAATTCCATCGGGTATCAGAGCTCACGTACCTTCGGGTTACGCTTTAATCGCATTCAACAAATCGGGCGTTGCAGTTAAGCAAGGACTTTCTGTTGGAGCATGCGTAGTGGACGAAGATTACGAAGGAGAAATTCACTTACACTTAATCAACACGTCTAACGCTGCAACAGAAATCAAAGCTGGTCAAAAATTAACCCAATTCGTGTTAGTTCCAGTAAGTTATATGGACGTACACGTATTACCAGAATTGCCTCAAAGAGACACAGAGCGAGGAGCAGGTGGATTCGGATCAACAGGTATATAATGAACAAACAACAGAAGTTAGATAAAACATTTATCAACATCGCAAAGGAAATAGGCCTATTATCGTACTGCACCAGATCAAAAGTGGGCGCAGTGTTGGTGAAGGACGGTAACGTGATATCTTTTGGGTACAATGGGACACCGGCAGGAATGGACAATTCTTGTGAAGATAAGAA